TGGGTGGGTCACCCTGTATAAATCCCTGTGTGGGCTTGTATAAGCTATTTGGAAGCCTAGGCATTACCTCAGACAGCTCTTTTCTACGCTGATGTGTTATCTGACCACCAAAATAGGTGTCATACTTCTTTGTGGGATAGCTGGGAGAGTATTCCTTTATGTGTCGTGGTGCCCCAACAAACATCTTGTTGTATTTCATGTGTTTTGCGTGGGGATATTGAACCCAAATCTCAATATTGGGATGAGTTATCTTATCTACGTTAAAGTAAGCACTCTCATCACCAGTAATAAAAAGAATGACCCTCTTCAGTTTTAGCAACTGACTAGATATTTCCCTTTCCTTGCCAGCATTTCCTTGACCAGGTATTACTACTATTCCCCTGTCTGACTCTGGTATTTCTTGTACAACTTCCTGGTCTAAATGGTTTCTTTCAAATATTTCATTTAAAAGTCCATAATCCCACTTACCGTTTGCAGAGTCTTTGGGGTCGGTAGAGTATATATATACTCTATTATTCATAGTATAGGTGAACCTCATGTTGGTAATCTAATAATTCTTCTTTGTACCCGAAGCCTTTAATAAATTGTCTTAGGTCGTATAAGTATTCATCCCAGTACATCATCATGAATTCTGGGTGGCCAGACAACCAAATCTTTGGCTTGTGTTCTTCTAGTACACGCTTGGCTCCACCCAACACTCTCCATTCACTACCCTCAACATCAATAGATATTGCGGTGGGTGCCTTAACTCCATGTTCGTAGACTACTGAGTCAATGGTGGTCTGTCCATACTTATCTGCTTCATATTGAAGCTCTTTGAATCCATGTGCTGCCTCAATCACAGAGTTTACTTCTGGAGGCCACTCTCCATAATAAATCCTTGCTAGATCGTTGTTCTTGTCTGAAGCAAATCCAGGAATGCAAACGAGGGGGATCTCAAGGTTATTGTGTTCCCAAAGCAGTGGAAAATGAGACCATACTTTTGGATTAGGCTCAAAGAGAACTGTCTCTGCCCCCCACATTTGGCACAGAGCAGGCATCTCTCCTTCTTCGGCACCAATGTAGTACATGACATCCCCCTTGCCAAGATTTTCATGCATTGACTTAAGCCTAGGCTTTTCCCATCCACTCTCCTGGTACCAGTCTGGTCTATCAGCACGGTGCTTTGGAAGTGTTATCTCAAACTCTCCATTAATTACCACTTTTACCATTTCGGTCATAGGTCCAACTCCTTTAATATATCATTCCATCTATTTACATAGGTATGATCCTTCTTTGCTCTTTCGTGTCCCGCTAAACGGATAGACTCCCTCTCTTTGTCATGACTAAGATAGTAATCAATCTTTTCCTTTAAGTCCTCTAAATTACCATGCTCGTACCAAACAATCTCTTCTTTGTCAATAAATGTGTCTTCAATGCCCTCAATCCTTGGATAAATTGTAAATCCTCCCCTACCAGTGGACTCAAACAGTCTGTCACTTGTGTAGTAGGGGTAGTTAAAGTTAAGGTTAAGGGTATCTCCAATTGCAATTTTACTTTTTGCATAGATACTATTTAAACGATTTCCTCTAAGAGTACCCGTGTCTCCGTCACCACTTACATGGGTAAACCGATCCCCATAAGTTTCTCTCAAGAAATCAATTAGTTGTGGTCTGTATGGGTACTCTGGGTGATATCCCCTACTACCAACAAAAATAACGTCGTGGTCAAACTCTTTTCCATATCTTTTATCAATAAAGCATTCTTGATCATACACTCCAGGCAACATGTAGTGTCCCTTTACGCTGGTGTTTTCATTAAACCAATCTGCCATTAGTTTGTCCACTGTAAAGAAGTGTCCGATTGTTTTATAAAAGTTATCCTTCTCAAGGTCATCCTGTCTCCTTAATCCAAACCACAAATCAAGGTGGTAGGTCATGGTGGGGATTCCTGTGTTATTTATATCATTAAGAACGTCATCCATTGAAATGGTTCCCGTTGTTTGCCACCCGTGGGTATGTACCCACACAAATAGGTCAGACTTCTTTGCACAACGAAGAATCTGTTGACTTCTGGCCTGACCTTCTTGGAGCTTAATTACCGTATGACCGAGTGATTCCAGCGTCTTTGCATGGTGAGATTCGCTTGAGTAATCAACACCGAAATTTCCTAAGAATGATATGGTTGCCATTTTTTCCAATCTTTTATATTATAGTAATTATACCAGTAGCTCCCCGCTGTAGATTCGAACTACAACCCTTGGGACCAGAACCCAATGTCCTGCCAGTTAGACTAGCGGGGAACGAGAGCCCCCTATCCGATTTGAACGGATGACTTTTGCTTTACAAGAGCAACACTCTACCACTGAGCTAAGGGGGCGAAGTCTCCCTACTTAGATTCGAACTAAGGCATCCACTTTAGAAGAGTGGCGCTCTTTCCACTGAGCTATAGGGAGTTGGAGCGACATATCGGTACTGCCCCGATTACTACACCTTGGCAAGGTGCCGTGATACTAGTTCACCAATGTCGCCTAGATCCACTACCTATTGTCAAGCTTGTATGTCTCGTCTACAACTTCAAAAGCATAAGATCTAATTTTATCTTCATTCTTTAAAAAGTCATGACGACAAAACAACAGGTCTCCATTTATTCCATTCACCCAAACAAATGCACGACTACCACACCTATCACAACGATCCTTTGCATTTAGAACATCCGATACTTCTACTTCTGCTGCTACCTCTGTCATTGTGTTCATCTTGCTCCCCTCAATTTATTTGGCTTATAGGTATATTATACACGTTGCCTGTCTGCCTGTCAAGAATCTTTATTGTTTTCTTTCTTCGAGGGAGGTGTTGGGGTTGTTGGAACTCTCTTTCTTTTCATTTAACATGATAATCTGTGAATTAAGATTGGCAATCTCTGCCTCATACGATATCGCCTGGCGACCCAATCTTTCAATAGTTGAGTTCAGTGTTTTTTGCAACAGCTCTTCATTAGTCATTCCATTTTCTCCTCATGATATCTTTTTCTCTGATAAGCACTGTGCTTCCAGACTTAGTGCAATACTTAACTATCTCTTTTTGTGCCCACCTAATTGACGAAGAGCATCTAAAAAATCTGTGAACTAGCCAAATACTTTCAATGCCATCTTCTGATTTCCAAATAGTCACACAATACTTAAACACTCCCCTAGAGCTAGGAGATATTTTTGCATAAAGCTCCATTATTCCTCTATCAGGTCAAGTGGGGTTGGGGCTGTTACTTTTGTTTTGCACTCTGCACACTCTGCATTAAGTAAATATCCTGCGATTTCATAAACTTCATCAAATGTTGCTTGGATAGTGAATAAGGTTGAACCGCAGTTGGGGCAGGCTCTTGTGGCTATGCCCCTAGCATCTAGTAGTAAATTTTCCATAAACATATTGTACTACCAATCAATGGGTGTTGTCAAGTGTTTAAGTGTGTCTTCTGAAGATTGCGTCTATCTCATCAACATGGTGTTGTCCAAAGCTAGACGCTCTATTTCTCTGAACCTGCCACTAGCTATAGAAATTTCTGTTCTCTTTTTCTTGGCTTGTAACCTTTGTGAAAAATTTCTCAAACACATTTGTAAGTGTTTTCATATAAATCAACTCCCTCTGGGATACTTCAATTATACCAAAACATTGCCTATATGTCAAGCATTGTGGGTGTTACCTTCGTCACAAACCAGCTTTGCTGTGGCATGGGCATTCGCATCCGTGCGTCTCACATTGATTATGCTCACCGCCGCTGCACCAGCCACTCTTCTTAATACTTTCTAAAAAGTCCAACTCTTCTGACAATGCCGCTTTGTTTATTTTCTCTCTAATCCCCTTGTCATAAAATTCATTAAAGTTTATTCCAACCAGATCCTGATACTCAAGGTATAAGTCCTGGTCTTCTATTCCATAAATTCCTTTTTCTATTCCCCTGAGAATAAACTCTTGTATTTTTTTAGATTCCATCTCCAAGTCAACCCACCTAGTATCTCTTAGCGAGTCGTCCATTTGAGTCCAGGGTTTTGATTCGCCCCTTCTGGTATAGAAGTGCCACACAAGCATCTCGTTTGGAGCATAAATCTTCCAGCCCCTTGTGTATGCCCGAATAGCAATACAAAGCTCCTCACCCATAAAGGATATTCTTTCATCATAAGGAATTTCTTCTACAAAGCTCCCCAGAGCAAAAACATATCCAGCAAGGATACTGTGTGTTACCTGTGGCTTTGTCTTGTCTTTCATTTCTTGTCTGCATCCAGTCCAGCATCCGTGCCAGTTATTTCTAACAGCCGTCCAAGTTACCCTATCCCAAAGATCCTTACTACCCTTTATGTAGTGATCTTTTCCATCGGTATGCGGCTCGTAGGGCTCTGGGTACTGAGAAAGAATTATCTTGTTTGTATTCGCCAACCCGCTGGCCTGATTAAACATTTCTATCATCTTGGTGTCCCATGACTCAGCAAACCTTTCGTGCGAGTCGATCTGAAAGAAAAAGCTCTCACCGTCATACTTTTCCATTATCAGCTTTCTTGCCCATCCTGGACCCCTTGCTTTACGAAAATCCATCTCAATTAACTCTACATTTTTGTAATGAGAGAAGTCTTTGTGTGACCTTTTCTTGTCTTGAGAAAGAATAACAATTCTAAGCTCTTGTGGATTATCAGCATTTCTAATCAAACTATCAATAGTCTTTTCTAGTTGAACGCTGTCTCTATACGAGGCTACACTAACAAATATACTCATTACAACTTCTGACCCCCTGGAACATCATATATTGGATCTAGGGTAACACTTACTCCATAAGACTCAATTATTCCCTTTATCCTCTGAAGATAGATTATATACCTAAATCTTTCTTTTTCTGATATATGTCTCCACTGGCTTTCATAAAACCTTAGTCCAATGTAGGGTGGATGCATATCATATTCTACTATGTCCATAACAAAGTCAGAGGGGACGGGTATCTTATGAACCTCTGATTTTATTTTTGGTGTATAAATCACTTACTCTCCCATAGTTAAGGCTTGCCATGTATCAAACCAGTTTTTCTTGTCTTTGTGTAGGTTGAACTCTTTGTCTAGCTTTCCCTCTTTTAAATAGACACCACCCCAGACACCCCACTCCTTATTGGAAACTCCAACTGCAAAGCAATCCCTCTGGACTGGGCATTGACGACAAAACTTATCAATGGTGCTGGACATGGATTTATCCTCTTCGTATTTATCAAAAAATATGTTTGTGTCCATTCCCAAACACTTGGCCTTCTCTCTCCACTTAGACATGGGCATCTGTAATGGAATCTGGAAGATCCCACCCTGTGTCCGTCAAAGGAAACACAACGGACTGCTGCCACCAACCATCTTTAAACACACCATCTTTGCTAAATTGTGCAGAGTTGCTTTTTTTGTATTTAACTACATCCCAACCACTCCATTTAAGGTCTGACCTAGAATCAACAATTTTCTCCATTTTTACTAAATCACTAACTAACATATTGTTTTCCTTACTGTGTTGTGTTTGTTTTGTATTTTTATTACGAATCCTAATAACGAAAAAGTCCAACCTCAATACCGCTTAGCTCTGCGGAAGAAACCAGCTTAGATGGTTTCTGATTTGGGGTAGACAGGAATACAACATAGTCTACAGTATCCATACGCTCCTCTACAAAGGATTGGGGGACACGATAAAACTTTGTCTTAATTCCTCTTTTCCTAAGACCATTTTCTGACATGTTGCAGAACTCAGCAGTAAAGGAGTTTATCTGTGCAGGTCCAACTGAGTAGACGTTGAACTCTTCATCTTTAATTTCAGACAGGGCTACCCCCATTGCTCGCATAAAAATATTATAGTCTGAAAACTCTTTTGTCCCTTGAACAACAATGTTCATGTCTATTCTCTGTGTTCTAGGTTATCTAAGATGAAGAGCATTTTTGCAACATCCCCATTTGACATTTTAAAAGCATCTATTGGACGAGAAGTTTCTTTATCAACTTCTCCATCAACTACGTCTGCCTGATAGAAGGTATTGTTAAGAACCCAGTAGGCTTTTCCTTCAATTAGTGCGATGGTTACTTCTTCGTACTTTTCTTCCATTTCTTTTTCCGCCTCTTCTGTTATACCTAAAAATGACCTGTCTGTTTTGCTTACTCTCAAGTAGCTAAATAGGTCTAAACCCATTGATATTAAGAGACTGATTGATGGATTAAGTGAAATTAAAAAAACACTAAACACACAATCATCTCCTTTTTAGTAAAGTTTATCAACAAAAATGCTTCTTGTCAAACCCTCACTAAAATTATACCACTTTTACCACCCATCTATTGTTATGGTTATTTCCTCTGTTGGTGCGCCAAACTCTAGCTGAACCTGATTCATTACCGTTCTTACCGCACAACCAGGTCTTGGTTCTACAGACGAGGCATACTGCTCATCATCGATAAACAGTGTTGCAGAAAATCTTTTTCTTTCCAACTCCCTTACCACTATCCTCATGGAATTATTATATCAGCCATTGGCGTATTGATTAAAAATCAAAGAAACGTTCCAAACAAACATTGATGTATAGATGACTAGTCCCACAACTGATGATGTTTTTTTGTCTGAAAAGTCACCCGCTATATATACTGAATTACTTAGAGCTGATAGTGCAAAGAGTATCGCAGTGATAATTAAAAATGTAGTCATCATAATAGTTCCCTCTTCTTTCTAGTTAAACTAATCCCATTTTTGATAAAAATTCATAAACTTCCTTGGGTGGTTCTGGTGGTTCGATCAAGTTCTCTGCCTTTTCTTTTTCCACCCTCTCTTTGTTCATGGAGCTGTAAGAATGAATAGATATTTCTTGATTAAGATTTCTTTTGGTGTGTGCAATTGCATTGTATACTGCCCCTGTAACGGCATCTGAGAGGTCTTTGGAATTATGAACAAAGATACCTGATGTTAGTGCAAAATTTCTGTAGATGGGCACTGATAGGTCATATACGGGCACCGCAGAAGCAAGATTCACATGATCCACACTGCGTACCCTGTGATTATCTCCTGCAGGGGCTACAAAATCTTCCCAAGTGCTATAGCCAGACTCTCTGAGCACTCTGACAACAACTTTTCTATCGCAATCTAATATCTTAGCTGCCATGTTTGCGTTATTTGCATCTTCATCACCTCTTAACTCAATTAGTTTGTCTATCGTTACATCTGAACGGTAGGCAGGTCTTAAGGTTGCCCTTCTTATATGCTCTTCTGAGCTTATAAGCTTTGCACTTGCACTTCTCATCTCTCTGGTGCTGTCAGTTTGGTTAAACTTAACCATTCCTTCCAACATTGCTTGACGCTGGTGGTCGTTGACTTCTGAACCATGGTGTGCTGCATGTTCTTTCTTCGTCATCACCTCAAGGTTATCAGGTCTGTTGTCTATTTTGTTCTCATTCTTATGATGGACTATATTTTCAGTGTTGAGCACGTTTCCATAGATGTATTCGGCTACCACTCTGTGGGTTGGTGTCTTCCTGCCGTCCTTCCAAGATATGCCTTCATACCCACCGTTCATGGGAAAGTGCCTGCCTAGGGGCATCAGCCTATCTATACCTGGACGTAGGTGCTGAGCTTCCTTGTATGAGCCAGACCTAAGCAGGAGTAGGTGATCGGGTGTGCATTGAACTGCTGCACCACTATCAAGTACTATTCTAACTAAATTTTGTGTGTCCCAAGTCTTGCTAACTGTGCCTTTTGCAGGGACAACCGTGTCAGTCTCCAAGTCATAGGAGTACACCCAGACTTCAGATCCGTCAAGGCTCTCTATTGTCTGATCTGTACCGTCAAGGAGGGGTATGAGCGTGTCACCTGTAAAGCAGCCTTTACGAGGGTGATCGACCTTTTTATCGCTCACAATGCGTAACTGGCTCATTTCTTCTAACAGGATGTCTATGTGTGGCATCAGCACACGATCTTCATAAACAAGCATTGCGAGGTCTTCATAGTGTTTTTTTCCAACAGAGAGTGTGTCTGTTTTAATTCCAACACTCTTAAGTTCCTGTTGAATATCAAATGATTGCCACCTGTCAAATGTAACCAGTCCAATTTGGTATCCGTCACGCCTAAAGTTAATAATCCAATTCTTTACTTCTGATAGGTCTACTGGTCCTTCCTTATGAGGTTCCCACCAAACAATAGCGTCAACAATTACAAATGGGTGAATTTGAGTATAGTCATTAAATGTTCTCACCTGTACCCACTTGTCTACATGGGCAATGGCTATCGCACACTTATCATGTTTTTGAGCAAGGTCAGCATGAAGGAAATACCTAACGTCCTCCTCTGGTTGAAAGGCTGCCTCTAGTCTTTTAAAGTTGTCTACTGGATTATGAAGGGCCATTGCTCTCTCCAGCTTATCCTTTTGCTTAAAGAAAGCATCTGAAACAAATGACGGTACACAGGCAAACCTTTGCATAGCGTCTGAATAGTCTGTCATAAAGGCAATCTTAAAGTCATCAATACTTCTTGTTGGATTTGCCTCCCATGTGGGTCTCTTAATGGCAAACACTCCTGGATACTTGTATGAGATTATATGGTCTTCCTCCCACTCAATGGTAAAGTTATTGTCTGGGTCATCTGGTGGAAAATCATCATTAATAATAAAAGTATGTTTCTTGTGTTCTACTTCTTTTTCAGAGACAACATCATCGTACCTCTTGGAGATAAAGTCCCCTGGATATCTTGGGAATGACAGAAGAACCACCTTGCCAAAGTCTGGGAATCGTGAATCAACTGAGGCACGGAATGCCTTGTAGATGGCATCACCAGTCTTTGCATTTTCATTTCCAGTTGCGGATTCTTGAGCAAACCCAGAGATCTCATCAAGGATTGCAAGGATTAAGTTTAGTCCCTCATGCCCCTCTCTCTCAGAGTGACCTGAGTAAACTGTCACAGCCTTGTCAAACTCAATATTGTTTACCTTGGGGTCATACCTTCCTGCAAACCACGGGGATCTTGAAATCTTATTCTTAAACCCCTTAAAAAAAACATTCTTTGCCTGCTCACTGTTAACTGCTATATTAATGATATCAATGGCATCACCTGGAGGCTTACCAAAGTAATTGGCTGGATCTTTTAGACAAAGTAGTTTGTATACTAGATAGGCACAGCCAATGGTAGAGGTGTGGTCTTTTCCACTCCCTTTTCCTAGTTGCAGTAGAACTTCTGCCTTTGTATATTTTTTGTAATGCTTCCTGCCATCTTCCTCACCCATAAATCTTTGAAGGTCTTCCATCTTAAATATTTGACTCATTGCCTCAACGAGATCCCTCTGGATATCAGAGAGCACGGGCTGAAGCAAATACCCCTCCCCATAAACAAATGTTTCAAAGTCTACTGGAATCTCTTCAAATGGATCATCATCAAGGACTCCAAGAAAATCATTAAAGTTTACACTCATACAGTGACTGCCTCTCCAGAACCCCCGTAATTGGCCAATCTCCGTGCTACCTCAGACTTACATGTGCTACATGTGCCAACAACGTCTTTTAGTATTCCCAACAGAATCTCCTGCTTTCTTTCTTGTTCTAGTAGCTGATCTGCAAGCTCTTTGTTTTCTAAGAGTCCCGCCTTCTGTAGCATCTCCATTCTTCTATTCTCAATGTCAAGAATTAGTTTAATGGCATTGGTCTTTGCTCCAAGATTTTGCAGTTGCTCTGCGTCCTCAATAACCTCATAAGATCTTTTTATTAGTCCTGAGTAATGTTGGTCTGCACTAGCAAGTGCCTCCCTTGCTCTTGCACGGATTGCCTCGTTATTCGACACCATGCTGCGCCACTCGTTTAAAAGACTAACCACTCTATTCCTGGGAATGCTCAGGGTTTTTGATATTGTTGACTCATCATTACCCTTGATATACTCAGAGGCAACCTTGTTTACTTCCTCTATGTGTAAGACAATCTCATCCATGTATCATTCCTTTTGTGTTATTGGTCATTATATCAGCTTCTTAGCAATTTGAGCTATAGGCTGTCTGCGACCAATGCGCCCTACCATTGCCACCATCCCAAACGATCCAGAACCCCATGTCCTGATAGTACGGTGCCCATTTGTTAATCGTGTTGTCTCTTAACTTTTGGCCTATCCATAGTGCCTGCTTCTTGGGTGTGCCAGTGGCGCGGAGTTCTTTTTGGATCATCCAACCCATACCCACAGCCATGTCTAGATCTGCTTGATATGCGCCGCGATACTTTCCCGACCCATTGTTAGCACCGTAGGAGTGGAGCGACTCCCTGTGCCTTATGCAGTATCTAAGAGAGTTGTCCCTCTCCATGTAGTACCTGCCCTGATAAAGAGACACCGTTGATTTATAAAGTTTTTGTCCCTTGACGATAACGTTTCTCCCCTTATTGTTCCCACTCGCCTTGTATTTGATATTGCTATCTGCTAGTGCTGGAACCGCTGTGCTAAGAGTAATTATCACCCCTAGAATTCCTGCTAAAACCCTTATCTTTGTCATTTATTTTCCTCCCTTGCGAATGCAATATATCTATCCTATCACATTTGGGGTGCAGAATCAATGTTTTTTAATGAATTTTGGTTAATACTTGCCCTATCGTTCTTTCTAAGATAAGTTCTGGTACGGTGACAGTTGGAACATATAATGTCACACTTTGCTACCTCTTTCATTATGTCTTCAATACTAAAATAATCTAACATTTGTCCGATATTTGCAACTTTATGTCCACGGGTGTGATCAAAATCAAGAACATAGAATGGATACTTATTTTTACAATCTAGGCATCCACTCTTTTCTTTCATTTTTCCAAGCATATTTTGAACCTCTCTTTTTCTAGAGGCAGTTCGTTTTTGTGGTTTTTCTTTTTTATTTTTTTCTCTGTCAAAGAATTCAGGTTGTTCATAATTTTTTAAATTATTTCTTGGCACAGTAATATTATACAGCCTTCTTCTTATTACGTCTTCTTCTAACGGGTATTACTTTTATTCTCTCCGCCCTAAAAGATCTCCAACCTGATGGGGTACCCTTTTGCAACTCAAAACAGTCTATCCATTCTATTCCAGAATCCATGCGGGTAACGTGTGAGTGAAACCTAAACCTAACGCCATGCTCCCCAGATATCTTTATTACCTGGCCCTTTTCAACAACTTTTCCGTCAGGAAGTATATATGAGTCCTCCCTTTTGAATAGGTGGGAATTAGGACTGGTGAATGTTTTTTTCTTCATTGCTTATCTCCCTGTTTAAATACCAAGCAGCTTTTTTAAGGTCCTCTAGTTTGTTTCCCTTGTATTCTGCCCTCAGAACATACTTTATCACATTTCCAAGGCAGAAATTCATGTGTTCAGTTATCTGAATAGTTTCAATCCCACTTGGGTGAGATATATAGTGTTCTGGGTGGTTAACAGCATCCTTCATCTCTTTAGACCAAATTTCTTTAATTGTCGGTATATTAATTGTACACTAACCCCACACTCCCCAGCAATCTCTTCTGGAGTTTTCTTATCCATAACGTATCTTTTTCTTAGAAAAGCTTCTGATAGATGTAGGCCTATGCTTCTCATGGCTTTATCACCTTGTCCCAATTTTCAATAGAAAACATTCCAATACCAATAGCATCAGCAATGTCGTTGTCCGTTATGTTAATGTTATATTTAAAGCTAACTATATCTATTGTTCTTTCTTTTCTAATGCTTCTTTCTTTTGTTTTATACCAAGCTTTTGACATACCTGGATTATTTTTCTTTATTTTTTCTTTTTCTTCTTTTTTAATCAATGGATTTCCAATGTATGACTGCCAAGATATCGGGGCCACAGAATGAACATGGCTTACTCCAGACATGGACGCTCCTGCAATTAATGCCCCCTGGCTTAGGGCTAGATTTACCGCGACCATTGGACTATTTGCAAATATTGTCTTTTCGATTACCATATACTCCGTGGGCATTTCTTTAAACACCGATTGTGTTTTCTTTGCCGTGTCTACAATTTTTTCATATATTCCAGATCCAGAAAACAACACCTTCCCATATTTTTCTAGCTTAGAGTCGATGAAGAAGGCAAAGGCTATGCTTGCTGTGGAGGCATCAACGGAGCAAAAGGACTTTGGCACACTACTCTTGCTCATAGTCAAACAGCCCCTTAAGATCTTTTATCATCTTATCTACCTTTTTTTTGTTTACCATACATACGTTACAAAATGTGTTATCGTTGTAGACTGACAGGATGGTTCCACAGCCTCCAGAACACACCCTGTCTCTTGTAGATCTATCCCTTATCTTATTTTTCTTGTATCGGTCATATATCTTTTTCCTAGTTGCCAGCTCTCTACATGCGGGGGTGCAGTAAATTTGATAACTTACATTTGGGCTAAACCCAAGGGAGCACCAGTCGCAGATTTTCATGCAAGGTATTCCAATGGTTCAATCTTTAGAGTACCCACTGGTGCGGCTGCACATGCATCTCTTACTGGGCAACCCTTACATACCTTAGAGTTTGACCTATATGTCTTCTTTGAAATTTCTCCAGACTCCCATTGGGCTCGTACCTTTTTCATCCATTCAAATGCGTACTCTGCCCAATTCTTGTATTCTTCTTTTGCTTCAACGGTGATTGCATGAAGTTCGTGAGAGTTTTTGTTTTCGTAAAGAAGTACTCCCATCCTGCGACCAAGCACCTTCATGTAAATAATAAGTTGCATAAGGTGATAGTTGGGTGGCTTAGCATGTTTGCGGTAGGCAAATGATTCTTCCCTCATTGTTTTAATTTCCAGAATCAATTGTTCCTCTCCCCACTGAACTACCCCATCAGCAAATCCAAAGATTGGTGGGTCTTGAGCAACAACTCTTTTTTCCTTTTCCACCAGGAGGCCTTCAACATTGCCCATTGCTGTTTGAATTCTTTCGTGACCGTCAATACCACTTATCATATTTGCTGAGGCATACGCATCCACATCATCTTGAAAGTCTGCTCCAGAGAATGCTAGGAACCAGTATCTTGGGCAAGCTCCGCTTCCATATACTAGGGTTGATGGACTAAATGATTTCTTAGTCTTAAACTCAGTCTTTCTGTTTACGGTATACCCCGATTCAATTTTTTCTATAAATGCCTTTGTATCTATTAAGCTGTCTGGTTGTTTGTCAATCACTTGCTTTAAAAAGTTTTTAGCCATTTTTATTTTCCTGTCGTTTTAGGTAATAATTATATCACTTGAGTATAAATTTTAGTGCTGCAACAATCTTGTCTAGTTCTGCTGCTGTTGTAAAATAAATATTCTTTCTTGGTCTATCCGACTTATCAACATTGGCCATCCACGTTGCCCTCATCTGCATCTTAGCAGCAATGGATTGTAGTCTAACAATTTCTAACGTTGCCACCTGTGGTGGAATGTCTGGCTTAAGAATTATCTTAGCAATAAATTCTAATGCCTGGGATAGCTCTTTATCGTTCATGTATTCTGATATCTCGTACAAGCCATCAACCATGTCAATCGTTGTTTGACTCGTCATTATCTACTAACCTTTCAAACTCAGACCACTCAATTATGGCAAGACGGGTTTTTCCGTCAAGGATTAATGATATCACGGGGGACTTGCTTCTGTCAACCTTTAGAGTATCTGTTACCACTTTGGCCCAAACATTTTGGGTAATACTAAATGATTTTGTAAACTCCTTAAAGTCCAGCACATAATTTCTCCATGTGGCATCCCCCTTTTTAAACTTTCCTCTTCCAGAGTTTGGTTGTAGTTTTGCCCCTATCCTTAAGGACTCTCCCTTTTCACTCATCTTCACCTATCTTCTGTCTTTGACGACATAGAGTAATGGTTTAAATCAGAATTGTTTTTACAGTCTTCCTCTAGGATGCGCCTTCACAAATGCAGTTATCTCGTTGCGAGTTTTCACAGTCTTGCGCCGGTTCCTGCGAGC